ACTATTACTAAAACCAATTTGCGTGACGCCCAGACAGCGTTCAGCGACAAATAAAGTGAAACCACTACAGAATCACAAAAGCACTTTTAAACAAGGTCAAACTAAGACTGTACGTATTTAAATTCATCTGGATAGAGTGATGCTACTGTGCCAGTGTCACCACTAACTATACCTGATGTACTTGCTGCCGTATCTGATGTGGTATTACTATTTGACTCGTCAGTTGTATTAATTACATTGTGACTACGTGATTGGTTTATAGCGCCTTGCGTTATAACTGCAACGTAGTTTGGCAAATCGGCGTATTTATTATCTGTCAGAGGAAATAAAAGCACGTGTACTAACTGAATCATATACTTCGCATTTTGTATGGTATAACAAAACTTTTCAACATTTTGGGCTGGTGTATGGTTACGTGAAACTACATCCCTTACTTTCCAAACATACTCTCCTGTATCCATATTCCGCGTCTCAGTAAAAGTATCACATAATCCAACTATAGTGCATAAACATAAATACGTGAGTAATGATTTTAATTCTTCATGTGCATCCACATATGCGCGAATTTCCGTCGTAGTTTTGAAATTTGTAATAAGGTCATAATAAGGGCAAAGTATTGGTGACAGATTCATTTGTCTTAGATTTGAAAACATACATATGTGCGATCCTTTAAAACCTGAAAATACTATTTCAACATCCCTTTCCAATGGTAGAAAACTTGTGCCTGATGATAAAAATTGACAAGCCCAATACATTACGTTATCCATAGGTGGTTGACGTACTAAATTGATACTTGTAAAAAATTTCCAAAACCACTTTAATGCTGCGACTTCCGCGTCTGGTAGACTGGTGTCTCCAGGCTTGATTGAGTTCGTCAGATTATAGGCTTGAGTAATCGTTGTATCCGGAAAATGGGCCATTGCTAATTGGTTATCTCGATCGAAATCATTTACATTTGAAAAGAATTTACTCGTAGCTACTTCATTGAGTGGAACATAACCTAACATCGGTTTCCCGAATGTCGGCATGCTCAACGGCGTGGTAAATACGTAGTGTGTTAATTCATTCTCTTGTTCGTTTATAGCGACTTGTTGTATCATCTGTTTTAGTGTCATACGTTTCTCTTTATCCCAGTAGGTTAATGTCATTGCTGAAGATTGGTTTTTAACT